AGTCTGCAATATCAACCGATAAAGACTTATATTTTTCAGTGTTTGGCATTATATTTCTCCTTTTGTTATGCAAACCATATGGGATTTTATAACAAAAAAACAAGGCTTGTAAAGCTTTTTATTTTAGTGTATAATTAGGGTCTCTTCTCACACCTTTTGTTTGCTCGTCCCGGTTTTCTTAACTGGGATGAGCACAAAAATGCAAGATTGCCTTAATTATGCCGCTTTTAATTCTCTACATTCAAATCGAATTGCTAATCTTTCTTTATTAATACGGTCCAAACCATAATAATATTCTTCTTGTGCTAATAATTTTAAACTTTCTTGTGACAATGCATAACCTGCTATTGCACAATCGTAATGAGTTTTAAATTGATAACTAGGATAACTTGAATCAAAACATTTTCCTGTCAGCATACTACACAGGTGTAAGACTAATATAAATTTCATACACGACCTTGACGGTTGTATTTTTTAAAATCTCTTTTTTTATTTTTGTTTAAACTTTTTGTGTGACGGCCTGGACGTTTTCTAGGCTTTGGTCTTGGAACATAGTGTGTAAATTTTTGTTTAGCCATTGTCTGGGTATTTTCTAATTAAATCAAGATCCGATTGTTCTAATTTCATATATCGAATTCTGCCATTGATGTGTTGTTTAGTATCTTCACCACAATGTGTGCATCTATAATAATCTTCTACAATACCAACTAAGATTGCATTTTCATTACAGTATTCACAGTGTCCAACCACTGTGTCGACTTTGTTAAATAATTTTAATTCTATAAATTTAGACATTATTTTGATTCTATAACTATTTTCTCAATACTATAGCTGCCATCGATGTTTTTTGCAAGGTGTGCCTCTACCTCCCCGCACATTAACTGTTTATTAGTCATATCCATATTTCGGGTAGCTTCTCTTTTCATCTTAAGGCAGGTTCCCATTGAGTCTTGAATACGATGTTCAACAAGTTGACCGTTTACAAATAAACATAATGCTATAACAAATTTTGTCACTAATGCGCTCCATTACCATTTGCAAATTTAATATCTCTTGTTGCATCCTTTAATTTCTCTATGTCTTTTTTTAATTTCTCTATTTCTTTTTCGTGATTAGATAACATTACGCCTGTGTGTAAATTGTCTTCTAATTGTTTTTGCATTTTTTCTATTTGTGTTGCTTGCCATTCCAGGATCATAAATTGTTCCTGATCGATTGGTTTTTGAACGCTAGCTTCAAGTAAATCTTTTTCAAATAATTGATTCTTAGTCTCTAACTGGTTGAGCCTCTCAATAACACCGAAGGCAAACCACGCTCCGACTACAATTGCTCCAATTAAACCAATTAAATTCCTTAATGGAAGACCAACGTTTGTATTGTCCGATATTTTCATTAGCCAAATAACCAATCAACGTACTTCTGCCACCATTTTTTAATTTTTTTAATCATAGGTTTCTCCTTGTTGTGTTCGCAAGTAGGACATAAACAACTATCTACCTCACACTTTTCCCCACAATGACAACCGTGTCCACATAAATTACAAATCATATTATATCCCCTGTAGTCTTGGATCTTTTGAAGTTATGTTTTTTGTAGCTTTGGGTCTAGCAATAGACTCCATACTTCTTTTACGAAGCTGAGCTGTAGCAGACTCTTGCTTTCTTCTCTCATCAATTTGTTTTTTTAAATCTCTAATTAAATTCATTTGTCCTCCTTTTTTTCCATCTGATAAAACATTTTATCAGAGTCTTCCGTAACCATATCGTTATCCTCCGCATCCCAATAAGTAGTTTGGACTTTATAGTCAGGCCAGCTGCTATCAGTAGTATAACTATTAATATGCCAAAGTATACGATTATTAGGCTGAGCAGCATAGTTGCCGTTAGCAAGTTCCATAATGTGTGCACATTTATGTTCTTGAGGTATTTCACTATGTTCTGTGTCTAGTATATTAGTCTCTGGATGCGCCCAGTCAACTGTAAAAAGATATTTACCGTGATAAAATTTTTTATCTAAACCTAAAAACTTACCATTTACACCATCCAGCCAATCAAAGCAATGCACAGAAGGATAATAACTAAAACAATTCCACAGCTCCAATTCGTGCGTCTGCATATCCGGCACATCGGTTCTGGAAAACTCTTTTTGAAAAAACGCTGATATAGGCAAACGCCAATAGCACGCACCATTGGGTAACATAATGTTAAATAAGATTGCACGACCTGAAATAGAGCTAAGACCAAAGATAACACAGTCACTAAACTGTTCTTTATATTTCGGATCCAAGTCATACAAATATTCTTTACGGACCTTACAGTAAATTGGTGGTACGTTTGCGTTAAGATATGCCATAATTTCCTCATTTAATATCTCCCCAGTTTTTTCCGGACTCGTAGTCTACCTTATTTGGTACCTCTAATGCAATAGCTTCTTCCATTATTTTTATAATTTCAGTTGCTTGTTGGTCATTTTCTACAGAAATGTCAAGTTCATCGTGTACTTGTATATGCGGCAATACACCATTTTCATAAAGTGCAACCATAGAAATTTTAGTCATATCTGCAGCTGATCCTTGAATCAATCTATTCAAAGCTTTGTAAGTTCCTGCTCTTTTTATTCCTGGACCATATTCTAATATTGCTTTTTCTCTTGGTAAAGCTTTCAATCCAAATTCATAAGGTTCCCAAAAATCAAAATGACAAAGTCTTCCACCATACGTTCTTATTCTTCCTAAGTCTTCTGCACGTCTTGATACTGCTTGCATCAATTGTTTTACAAATGGTGCACGTTGGTGATATTGATTTAAAAGTTTTTCTGCAGAGTCTTGAAGTAAACCTAGTTCTGCCATCAATTTATTTTTACCCATACCATACATAATTCCAAGATTAATTGTCTTCGCTTGTTTTCTTTCAATGTCAGCCATATCAGCTACAGCCTGGTGAAAGTCTGCATCACCTTTACGATATGCATCCACGATCCCCGATACACCATCTAGTTTTTGTAATGAAGCATAGTGTACTAATAGTCTTGGTTCTTGTTGTGAGTAATCAAAACAACCCCACTTCATTCCTTCTTCAGGAATAAATATAGATCTGATCATAGGACCTAATACAGGATTTCGTGCAGGAATTTGTTGTAGGTTAGGATTGTAATAACTAAATCGTCCTGTAACCGTACCACCACTATCTGATCTTATTTGATTGATGTCAGCGTGTATTCTTCCTTTGTGTTCGTATTTTAAAATTGTTTCTATAAAAGTTGAGTTTGCTTTATTGATTTCTCTAGCTTCATTAATTAATTTAGCAATTTGGTGAGGATGAGTTGCTAAAAAATTTTTTGTAAAACTAGGATTACCTTTATCTGTTTTGTCATAAGGTATATTAAGTTTATCAAATGCTTTGGCTATCGATCTAGCTGCGTGTATTTCAACCTCTAAACCGCATAAATCCTTGATTTTATTGAGTATTTTACTCTCTTGTTCTAATAAATTTTTTCTAGTTTCGTGTGCTTTTTCTATATCAACTCTTACACCTTTAAATTTCATATCAACTAAACAAGGAAATAATCTTGTTTCAATATCAAAAATTTTATACAAATCTTGTTTTTCCATTTCAACTTGCATACGTTCCCAAAGTTTTAATGTTACCAATACATCACGTTCAGCATACTCACCTACATTCATTGCAGGTAATCTCCACATTTCTGCTTTAGCATCGATCTGCCATTCTTTTGCTGCTTGTTTTAATTCTGATTCATTCTTACCAATACCGGTATATTCTTTACCTAATGAATCTAGTGTGTATGAAAATCTATTTTCATCAACTAACGATGCTGCAATCATTGTATCTACAATTCTACCATTGATACTTAATCCTAAAGATCTAATCCAACAAACATCATACATTGCATTATGAAAAACTTTTGTTGCAGGAGTAGCTAAAACATCTTTAAACCATTTTAAAACTAATTGTTTATCCATATTACCACCTGCTTCGTGTGCAATAGGAAAATATCCTCTCCAACCTTCTACCGCTACAGCAATACCAACAACATACCCATCACCTACAACGCTTCCCGATCCACGTTTAATTAAGTTAGGATCACAAGTCTCTAAGTCTATTGCGATTATATCGTGTTTTGATAAATCAGGAAATTCTTCAGGTGGTACCCATTCTGTCTGGGGCCTAAATATCATCGGCATCTGCATTATTTATCCTTGAGTTTTTTAATTTCTAAATCACAGTAATGTTTTATTTTTTCAAGATCTTCTATTCCGTTTTTATTCAAATACCTACAAACATATTTTACAACGTTGCCCTGGAAGAAAGATAAATCATTCTTTGATATAAATTCATATGGTTGAATCTTAAATTTTTTATAATGAGATCCACCAATTTGTTTTGATTGTGGAAATGCTTCTTCTAGTAATCCTTTATTTGTCATTAGTGTTTCCTCGTTACGTCTTGTTCTTCATCTTTTGGGTAATACACATCAACGATTGCTTTACATTTAGGACAAGAAAAATTTGTCACTAATTGATAAAAATCATCTTCATCAGATATATCGTGATCACCACCCCATATTAGTTTTGTATTACAGTGCCAACAGTTCATAATATATACGCCTTATCTGTGTTTCTTGGTTCAACAATATGTAAACTTTTTTTGGCACGTGTCACACCAACATAAAAAAGTCTATGTGTTTCATCGGGATCATAGTCATAAGATTTTACAGCTGCATTGGATAAGTCTGGTAATATTAAAACATTATCAGATTCACCACCTTTAGCTGCGTGAATAGTAGACAAACTAATTCTAGGATTTTGATTTATCTTTTCACCTTTTGCTAACATAGTTCTTATGTATCTCTCCTCTGTAATTGATAATTTTTTAAAACTATCAAACCACACATCACTGTTTAACAGACCGTGATTGTTTTTGCAATCATCAATTGTGTATCGTTCATCTGATCGTAAAGTTTTACCAGAATTATATCCTGGTGTAACCGATGGTCCTAAAAACTGATAAATATTTTTAACTTCTAGGTAAGAAAGATCGCCACCTTTTCGCCACTTTTCCCAGTTATTGATTGCGATCAATAATTCCAATGATATCGAATTTCTTCCGCGATGTGAAAAATACCATCCTTGTATTTCGCACAAATCTTTTACATCTTCTAAAAAATAGTTTGCAGAAGATAAAACAAGCCATTGACCATTGGACATATCAACTTGTGTCAGATCCGTATAATATTCTAATATTCCCTCTTCTTCTCTTGGCTTATATTCTTTTTCGTATCTATCGCTAATCTTAGAAATAATTCTTTGTGATAATTCGTGTATAGGTCCACCAGGTATACGGTGTGATTGATCTAATACTTTAATGTTATCAACTTCGTTTTTTAATGCAATAAAATGTGATATATCAGCACCAGCCCACTTAAATATTGCCTGATCATCATCACCTGCAATATAAGTTTTCTTTGCTTTCTTCCACATTGCCTTAACCATTTGCCATTGTATTAATGATAAATCTTGAGCTTCATCAATAAATAAAACATCTAAACTAGGTGCAAGATCTTTTTCTACAAAATCAATAATCAAATCAGTAAAATCTTTCATACCTCTTTCTTTTTTAAATTTTGTAAGTTCTTGATCAATTAATACTAAAGTATTTCTTTCTACGTCTATATTGTGTACGTTCTTATCGTATTCCTCTAGTACAGATATTTTTTTAACTCTAGCATTGTTTATAATTTTTAAGTATTCATTATCTGAATCAAACACACCATCATCTAAAGAATAAAATGCTTTCTTAATTGGTATACCACAAAGTCTACCAAAATCTTTGTAGTCTTGAATTTGCATCATACGATCTTTATTAGCTCCTAGTAATCTAAAAGCCATAGAATGTAATGTTCTAAAATAATTTAATTCTTTTTTAGGGTCGAGTTGAAATCTTTCTGCAGCTCTTTCAATTGCTTCATTAGCTGCTTTTCTTGTAAAAGAAAAGTATCCTATTTTATTTGGTGAAATACCACTTGATAAAAAATCATCTACTAGATCTAACAATGTTGTTGTCTTGCCTGTTCCCGGTGGTCCTAATATTATTGTCTTCATATTTCTTTAGTTTCCTTTCTAATATATTATTTTTTGTTTTAAGTTTTTCGTTTTCCTTTGTTAATTCTTCTATCTTTAATCTAAATCTTAAATGCCAATTTGGTGCAATATCTTTGTCATACATTAAAAGTGTTCCTCAACATAAGTTTTTTTACTTGTAGCTGCTTCCAATGGTTTCATAGTTTTTATTTGTATCACTCTTGGTCTAGAGTTCTTTAATTCCATTCTAGGCTCACCTACAAATTCTTTTAATTGCTTAATTAAATTACCTGTTTTAGTTTTATCAAGTTCCCAATTATTTCTTTTTGCAAAAGAATAAAAGTCAGACATTCTAAAATAAGTGTATTCATTCTGATCATCTGTCCAGGCAGTCTTATTTAATATGTCCTCTTTAGTTCTTGCCTTAGATCTATTAGTAGTAAATTCAAATATCAAAGATGATAATTGTGTAGTGTTATCTAAAGATTCTAAAGGTTCATTGGTAATTACATTTTGTATTAAAGGTTTTAAAAACAACTGTCTCCAATCTTGTGCTTTTACATTTGGTATAATTAAGTTTGCTTGATCTAAACACGCTTTTGCAAATTCTACTGGTGAATATAATTGTTCTGTTGTTAATTCTATTCTTGGACTTTTACTTTCATTACCGATTGTTAAAAACCATTGTGGTGGTTTAGAATTAAATTTTGTTAAACTATGTAGCTCTGGCATATGTTCGTCATCAAATCCTACACCATATCTTTTAGTTCTACAGATTGCAGATTTACATACACCATTTATAGGTGGTTCCTTACATCTATATTTATCATAACCTTTTTTATTTAATGATTTTATTACACCCTGTACCTCTGATGATTTTAAAGGTGGGTCCATAAATTTAACATTTGCATCTTCTAGTAAATCTTCCCACTTGTCTGGATCTGCTTTCTTAAAAAATACTCCAATATTAAACAATGCATTGTTTCTTCCACCTTCACCAAAACCAGTTTCTGCTAAAGTATTTAAACAAGGTGGTCCCTGTTCAAACGTTTCTTTTTTCTTAGGTGTTTCTATTTTTACATCTGCAATTTGTTCTTCAGTACAAGAGTACTGTTCATACATTGAAAAAAATTTATTTAGATCTGCTGCATTACCTTCATCATCAATTGCATATCGTAAACTTTTATCTCCATTGTGGTATGGTAAATTTAAAAAATTACCGATGTCACCACGATCAATCAATATTTCAGTTTGCTTTGGAAATATTTCACAACCTTCTTTATCTAAAACTTTAGAAACTTTTTTTAAATAATCTTGTATTACTTGTGCACTGGTAAATTCTTTCATAAATAAAAATACGTGTGCACCACCTGATTTAGATCTAAATACAATTAGTGGAAATTTATTTTGTTTTATCTTATCAATTAATTCTTTGTGGTTTAAACTATAGTCATCAATATCTATACAACCCCATTTACATTTATTATCTTTATTGATTGGAATAATTCCTAACGCAGGTTCTTTACCTTGTAGGTGATCCACCCATAATTGCTCTGAAACTTCTTTACGTACGATAAATGCTTTACCGCCTTGTTTGCCATTCGATCCACGATCCCCTTTTATGTATTGACCGTATGCGCTATCTAATCCTTCAAATATATTTCTAAATTTCTCTATCATTTCTATCCTTATTTTTTATGGGGCCCGAAGGCCCCATAACAACTAAAACGGTGTTTTAGCTGACTCTTCTTCACTATGCTTTGTTTGCACGTCACCAGTTTGAATACTTGAAGCAAACTTTTTAGAATCTAAGTAAAGAGTTTTATCTTCATTACCTAATATTCTATCTTGAGTTACGCTCCAACCATACCAAGAACCTTTATCGTTCTTTTGTAGGTTTGATTTCAATCGGTAAACTACACCATTCATTGGTGGTCTACGATATTGTCCGTTCACTTCTATTTGAACTGACTTCATCATAGAGTTCCACTTCTTACTTACAGTCAACTGTGTTGACTTCATCGTAATCAATGCAGGCGTCATAGCCCCACTCTTTGTTTTTACCATTACAAAGTAAGATGCAGTCTCTTCAAGATAATTACCATTAGGTAATCTAATCTTAGATCCTTCTCTTTTACCTGTAGCAATGATTGCAGAGTCTGGTTGGTGTACTGCAACTGGTGCACCTGGACCATCACCTCTGTCTCTCCATTCTACAAACTCTTTTTTGTAGTGGCAGGGTACAACTTCAATACCCTTTTCACCATCATACAACTCGTTAGTGACTGTGTTGTATATCATACCCGATTGAGCACCTTCGATATACTTCGCATCACCTTTAGTTATTTGTGGTGATAGTTGACCTAGTATTCTGATAAACGGCAACTGCATATCATCAGTTGTCATATTCTCAAAACCTTTATCTAGGTCGTCTTTGAACAAGTCTAAAGACTTGTCTTTTCCATTAGCCATTATTTCAGTAGCCATTGTATTTTCCTCCATTATTTATTTCCGAGTTATTTTAGTTTTATCTTTTATAAATAAATTAAAAAGATCAGAGGGCATATCGAGCCCGGACTCGATACGCTCCCTGTAAAGGGCCTTCAATACCATCGGTTCTACTTTTGTTTTAGTAGAAGGTTGATAGCCATTTTCAGCCGCAAGGTCTAGCAAACGCTGCGCCTTGTTATCTTCGCCAACACCAAAACTAACAGCAACCTCATTTTTAATAAGATCACCTAGTTCATTGTCTCGAAGCCATTTATACGCTGACTCTATGTTTTCTTTGTTAACTGTACAGTTATAAGTTTTATTTATTGTAACTGCACTTCCGTCAGCAAGTTTCAATTGTGATAAACCCTGTTCTAACATAAGTTCTGGTATCACACTTGAACTAATAATATCTGCTTTATCTTTTAAAGCTTTTAATTCTTTTTCTTTTTCAAGAATTTTATCTTCTATTTTTTTAAGTTGAACACACTGTTCTGATATATCACTAGACTCTAAATCATCTAGTAAATCTTTACTGTCTTCAAACATCATTTCTTTTATATCACTCATATTTATCCTTTCTTGTATAAATTAAATTCTAATGGATAGTATCTACTTTCATTTCTATCCCATTTCAACATTTTAAATTGTCCATTTGTTGCATCACTAATTATTGCAGATGATACTCCAATAATTGCAGGATCTCCAATCAATAAAATATAATCTTGTGGCCTTACATCTTGCAAACATTTTCTCATTGTTTGAATGTATGGAGCAGGACTCATATAAATATTATCTAATCTTGGTCTGCAAATAACTAAATAACCAAAATCAGATGCTGACAAAATATTCATACTTGGTGCAGGATGCTGCAACACATATACAAAATTTTCATCAGGATTTTCTCTATAAAAAGTTTTAAACTCTTCTAAACTTCTTGGTTTATATAATTCAAAAATTCTGTTTTTCATAAATTTCTATTTCTTGACAACTATATAATTTACACTATATTGTTTGTCAATAGAAAGATAAAAATAAAATTATGGTAGAACATTATAGGTATAAAACTAAACCTTATGAGCATCAACTTGAAGCTTTAGAAAGGTCATATAATAAAACTGCATTTGCATACTTTATGGAAATGGGTACAGGTAAATCTAAAGTATTAGTAGATAATATTTCTATGCTTTATGATAGTGGTGAAATAAATGGGGCATTAATTATAGCACCAAAAGGTGTTTATAGAAATTGGATTTCTCAAGAAATACCAAATCATTTAGCTTCACATATTGAACCAATTAGTGTATTATGGGATCCTTCAACTTCAGCCAAAAAACAAAAAGAACTTAATCAAGTATTTAAAACTGGTTTTGATTTACATATTTTAGTTATGAACGTTGAAGCATTCTCAACTAAAAAAGGTGTGGAGTTTGCATCACGATTTTTAAATTGTCATAAAACTATGATGGCAATTGATGAGTCTACTACAATTAAAAATCCTAAAGCACAAAGAACAAAAGCTATTATTGGTTTATCTTCTTATGCAAAATACAGAAGAATACTTACAGGATCACCGGTAACTAAATCACCATTAGATTTGTATATGCAATGTAATTTTTTAGATCCTGAATTATTAGGATTTAGTTCTTACTATGCTTTTAGATCAAGATATGCTGAATTAATGAATGCACGATTTGGTGGATTTAGAGTTCAAATTGTTAAACATTATAAAAACTTAGAGGAGTTATCAATGAAGTTAGAACCATTTTCATACAGAGTATTAAAAGAAGATTGTTTAGATTTACCTGAAAAAATATATCAAAAAAGATATGTTGAACTTACACCAGAACAAACAAAATTGTATGCAACAATGAAACAAATGGCTCTTGCAGAATTAAATGGAAAGAAAGCTACTGCACCACACATACTAACTCAAATGATGAGATTAAATCAAATTATTTGTGGTCACTTTAAAGATGATAATGATGAAGTACAAGAAATTAAAAGTAATCGTGTAAAAGATTTGTTATCTATTTTAGATGAAACAGAGGGTAAAGCTATTATCTGGGCCAACTATATTTACGATGTAGAACAAATACAAAAAGCAATCGCAAAAGAGTTTGGTGAAAAATCTGTAGTTACTTATTACGGTAAAACTCATACTGATGATAGACAAGAAGCTATTGAAAGATTTCAAAATGATGACGAGTGTAGATTTTTTATAGGTAATCCTCAAACAGGTGGATATGGTATTACCTTAACTGCAGCTAATACAGTTATCTATTATTCCAATGGATATGATCTTGAGAAAAGATTACAATCAGAAGACAGAGCACATCGTATTGGACAAAAGAAATCTGTGACATATATCGATATGATAGCTGAAAAAACAGTTGACGATAAAATTGTAAAAGCTTTAAGAAAGAAAATAGATATTGCATCTGAAGTTCTTGGTGAAAAATTAAAAGATTGGATTTAAACTAGATCTACCGCTCTACCAATAATAGGTTTATATTTAGTTTTTTTATCTTCTCTATACGCTCTTAAGTATTGGGCTCTTGGATTAAATTCTACCCAACTTGCGTGAATCCATCCAGAGTTTGGTTCTCCAGGTGTATAATACTCCAAAATTAATTGATCTGTTTGTAAATTTTTATATACCCAATCAGCAACTTCAGCGTTGTCTACACCTAATACTTCGAAATCGACGGCCTCAGCTTTGGCGTGCTGTGAATTTATAGAGCTGCCAATGGCAAGACATAACTCAGGTGATCTAAATCCACTGGTGACCTTCACTCTACCGAACTGATCTCGTACCGGCTGCAGTACATTTTCACAAAGTCTTTTTAATTTTTCAATTTGATCTGCATTAGGATTATTATCAATCCCTTTACGAATTGCAGTATCCGATTTAGTTAGCTCTTGTAAGCTGAAATTTCGGGAAAGGTTCATTTTTTATTTTATAAAAATTTCCATTAATAGTGACATTGCGACCGTACCCACAGCCGCCAAGAGAACCCAATAGATCTTGTCTATCTTACCGCCCAATTTCTCGATGTCATCGTGCATATGTTTTAAATGATTATTTTTGATTTGATATAAATCTTTTTTAACACCTGTTATGTGTCCATATAAAGCTACGATATGTTCTCTGACATTTTTGGGCTGTATGCTCATCGTTATATTCTACCTAACTTATCGAGTAAATCAATCTTTTGTGCAGTAGTTAAATTGTTAAAATTAGCGCCAACTCCTGTTACTGCACCAGGTAATTGAAACTGTCCTGCTTGACTTACAATGTTTGCATCAGGCATTGGTGGTAATCCTATATTTCCTTGTATTTGTTGCATTGTTTCTTCAGCTGCATCAAATGGATTTACAAGTTCTGGTATTACTTCTTCTGTTAAAGGTGTATTAGATAATTTATCTCTTATACTAAATATTGCATCAGCAGCTTGTTCAAAAGGATTTGGTACACCTAATTTATCAGCGTTTTCTTGAAATACTTTTTGTACATCTACAGATATATTTAAAGGTCTAAATATAGCTTCGTTCAATGCACCGTAACTTTTTTTACCAACACCTCTATCAATAAATGATCTTGCGAGTTTATCTTCTGATAAATTTAAAAGTTCAGCAGCTTTCATATCTTGATACATATTTCTATTAACGCCAAACAATGCTCTGTTTGCATTAATGTATGCATCAACAATTTGTTTAGGTGTAACTGGTCCACCTCTTAAAGTTTCTCTTGTAAATAATTGTCTAGAATTTCTAACTCCTGATTGATATTCAGCTATTTTAAAATCTAATGCTCTTTCAGGATCTACTTTTACAGAACGTAATCCAACAAATCCTGCAAGTTCAGGACCTAATTCATAAGTTTGACCATACTTGTCATATTTACCTTTTTGCAATACATCTACAGGTTTGATTGCTAAATCTAATCTTTTTAATTGTTGATAGTTTAAAGGTGCTTGAGCTTTAACTAAATGACCAAGTGCTTTTTGTAATTTAGTTCCTGGTGCATCTTGTTCATTAAATACTTGTGATCCTTCTCTGGTTCTTCCACCTCTTACAAATAAATCTGTTAATGCTTCTGTCCATATTGATTCTGACACAAAGGGTTGTCCTAATTCTTTTGTTGCATTAATAGTACCAAGTATAAAATCATCCATAATTCCATCTTGATCTTTTTCACCCGCTTCAACTGCATTAATCACATTCTGTAATGGTCTTACAAGTGTATCGTATGCATTTGCGTGACTAACGTCTGTGTATTTAAAATTACCTTCATCATCTTTTTGTACAAACAAAGTTGAGTTTTTAGACCACGGTGCAACATATCTTCTTACTGCTTCAAACTCATCTCTTGATACATCATAGATTGCTCTACTCGCTTCCATTGTTGCATAAGGTACAGCTGCAGCTGTAGTAGTTAAACCAAATAATCTTCTATATCCTATTGATGCAAGAGGTCTTACTTCTTTACCATCAACAGTTGTTTTATAATTTATCTCCTGTAACGCACGTCTTACAATATTTGTACTTGTTCTTAATATTTCTGCAGGAAAAGATACAAAGTTTCCAACAGGTAATTTTCTAAGTCCTTTTACAAAATCTGATACATAATCATAGTTAGGTATATTGTTTCTTACAATACTAGCTGCTTCTTCGTCTAGTTCTTTTGCTGTTTTTGATATACCATATTTTTCATATGCTTTACCTAATCTAGAACGCTCCGCGCCCCAAGATGCTATTTTCCAAAAGTCATCCTCAGCAGTATAGAAGTCTTGTGATGTTTTTGTAATTTTTTGTAATGGTTTAAGAAGTAATCTCATACCTTTATCTGCTGTCATTGTAGAACCAAAGTCTACATCTTTTAACAGTGCACGTAGATCTCCTAATCTAACGTTAGAATTTACAACACCTAGTTTTAATAGTTTTCTATACAAATCATCTGCGGATCTTGCTCCTGGTAAGGATACTTGTAATGCTCTATATGCTTGTCCTATGTTATCTGCGTTTGGTAATACGCCATTTGCAAATGCAAAAAAACTAGCACTAACAAAGTTACGCATATGAGTAACTGGTGCTAATACTGTTTTAGCAATCTGTGATGTAGCTTTAGGATATAAAATTAAATTAGAATACAGTTTACCTACAATACTGTCTTTTAAATATGAGCTAGATGTTTCTTCTAATGCATCTGCTATTTCATTAATTGTATATTTATTAGCAATAGGATTAGTTACACCTGCTTCAAATTTTCTACCTGGATCTAATTTATCTGCTTCTATTTTACGAATGTAAGGACCTAAAGCATTTAATGCTTCTTCTTCTGTTTCATAGAACATTCCTCTTTTACCTTTTTTAATTAATTCATCAGAACGACTTATTAAATCTTGAAACAATTCATTTCTTCTAGTTACTAATGATATTCTACCAGTACCACCTAAAATAGTTTGTAAAACATTTTTTTGTTTACCTAATAAATCTTCTATAACTTTTCTGTTTGCTACATCCATATTTGCTAAAGAAGTAAAACCTCTGTTGGTAACAGCATCGTCTAATACAGTTTTACCTACAAAGAAATCAGGTACTTGAAAAATAGGATCTGCAGGTTTATCCATCTTAAATCCTTTTGGAAGCCTTGCAGATTTTAACATTCTAGTTACATAATATTCTGCTTGTTCATTACTTAAATTTTTACCATTTTGTTTTGCTACATTTTTCATCATAGTGATTGCAGCATTCATTGTTTCTTCTGATGGTTTGTAATTTAAGAAAGGTAATATAGATTTATTTTGAAATATTTCGTATGTTGATCCTAAATAGTTTTTAAATCTTTGACCAAATAATTTTGTAAACTCACCAATGTCTTTAGGATCCATTCTTGATCCAAGTGCAGAAAACATATCGCCCCAACCATCTCTCATAGTTTTTAGGTCATCAAATATTTCTTTTATAACTGAATCACTTGCACCATTATCTTTTAATATTTTTTTAGCTGCCGCTAATTTTTCAGGATCCATATTACCAAAAGTAACTTTACCAAATCCTTTTCCAGTTGTACCTACATCAGGTGAACCAGATAATAATGCATCATTTAGTTTTTCTAATGTTTCATTTCTAGCTTGTGCAGTTTGTTTATTGAATACTGTTTTTAATGGTCTAAATACTTTGTCTATATTTTTATCTAAATTTCTAGATATATTTTGTGCAAGGTTAACATCAGCAGCTCTTAATCCAATAGACTCTCTTTCTGCTTCAAAAAACTCTTGAGTTTTACCACTTCTTGCTCTAAACTTACTAGCTATTTTATCTAATACTCTATCTGATTTACTGTGACTGTATCTTAAATCTCTTGATCTATTTGCAAGTTTTTTAATAGTTGCACCAACACCACCAATTAATCCTGTAAATAAGGCTCCTTCTGTACCAAACTTAATTCTATTTATTACTTCTCTTTGTGGATCGTATTCTTCATCTCTTGTAAGTTCTGTAGGCCCACCTAATAGATCTCCAAATGTTCCTGCATCTTCTACATCACCAACAAATATACCTTCAGCGCCACCACCTGCTGCAGCTCCTGCAACAAATCTAGCAGTCTTACCTTTTGCGTTTAGGTCTAATGCTTTTTTTGCAAGTTTTTTTACATTAGGATTATTAGCTATAAAATAATTACCAGCTTTTTTAGATCTTAATGCTGTGTTTGCTAATTTAGTTCCGTATTTAAATGCAATACCACCTGGTACACCAACATTCACTAACAGTTGTGCTATTTTACCAGCACCTGTTGCTTCTGCTTTTTCATCAAATGTAGTTAAATCATCAAAGTATTTTTCTACTTCAGCTGCTTTATTAGTATCGTTTGTAAGATCATAAATGTTTGCACCTAGTGAAAATAAACCTTTTGGTATTTCTATAAGTCCTGATGCAATACCTGCAAATACAGATTCTAGTGTAGAGATGTCGCTGTATTCTTCTTCAGGTATAGTTCGTGTGTTTTGTTTAAGTGATACACTTTTGTTTGTAACCCCTAAAGAACTTAAATCTTTTAAGGCGACCATAGGACCTCCTTAGTATCTTTCAATTATTTCAGATTTGCCATCCTCATCTATTTTGATTACTATTTTTTGTTCAGTATCAATATAAACACCTGGATTAAAATCTTGTCCTTCTTGTATATTAGATAAATCTATTGT